TGGCTTTCTGCTTTTGATGAGTTATTTAACTCATATAAAGATTGTTTCTTCTTTGATGAAGGAAAAATAGCTTTCGATTACGTATTATTCGTAACAAATTTAAAATCCTCACCTCGTGATTTATATTCCATTTTTGTGGAAATTGTAAATGATGTGGGGATGTTTATTCTAAGAGAAATTATCTTCACAGAGGGTTTCGGAACCGCACTTTTGTTTGGTTTAGTTGCCTTTTGTTTGTACGTTATTCAATGGTTTTGGGCTTTTATTAGTCCCTACTTAAGAATCCAATATTGGTCTCTTAGAAGACATCGTTGTGTAGCCACAATGCCCAAAAAAGAAGCCATTAAACTTGCTGACAAGTTCATGGCAGCTTTGGATATAGTGGTGGACAACGGTGTTCTTGAAGATGGTAAGGAGATGGCAGTTCCATCTTCTAATTATTATAAACATGAAAGTAGTTTAAATGAAACCCACTACCCTGGACTCTTGTCGATTAGAGCAGTCCCGGAGCATGGGGGTAAACATTTGGGCATGGCGACTCGTGTTGTTCTCAATGGCCAAACATATCTTTGGACCGCTGGACATGTCTGGCAAACGGTCTTTAACGATTTTAAGGGTTTTTTGATTGAGCATAAAGGGGTTACGCTTCCTACGGCCAATTGGCCCTGTAAGTTTTATAGTGGTGAAGAAGATTTAGATATCGTTTTGATATTGCTGCCAGATTCGGCATGGAGCGTTTTAAAAGCTGTTAAAGCTCGCAAACTCGGTCGTGTTAAGTATAATGCAAATGTTCAAGTCTATGGGTACATAGACAACCAATTACATTTCAGTAATGGCAGAATAAGTAGATCTGATACGATGTACCAATTTAACCACAAATGTTCTACAGAGTTCGGTTTTTCCGGATCTCCTGTTATGAACGGTGATGTGGTGGTCGGAATACATCTCGGAAGGAAAAATTCTACCGGAATGAATTATGGAACTTCAGCTTTCTTTAGGGATTTAGATCTTGAAAAGGAAAGTTGGGAAGACCAAGATGAATTTAGTATTGTTGATGAATTGCCAGATGGGCCAAGAAAAATACTTAAATACAGATCTGCTTTCTTTGACTACTCAATAGAGTATGTCGGAAAGTATGCGAGAATTGCTGCGCGTGAACGCATCGATCCTGGTAGCGCTGGACACTGGACGTTGGAAGACGAATGGGACAGTGAAACAATAATTGGCAGAAATGGGTTGAGAATGAATTTCGGAAAGGAGTACGAATCATATATCCTCAAGAAAGCAATTATTATACCTAACGGTGCAACCTCTGATGATGACTCGATGAGTGAAAACGAATCTGAGAAAACAAAGAGGCGAACACGGAAGAAACGCAAGTCAACAAAACCTAAAACCGTTGAAGCCATACCCGTAACCGTAGACGAGAGAGTACATGATATCGAGGTCGAGGAACCTGAGATAACTGGATCCAATAAAAAGGATTTTCAGAAATCGGTCCCTCCCTCGACTTCCTCAAGGAAATCGCCGACTACCAATGGGAAGAAAACTGTGAAGTTTTCGGAGAAGGTATCAGACTTCAATATGTCGGTACATGCTCGAATAGATGTTTTGGAACAACTAATCGGGGAACTACTGAAGAATTCAAAAGAGCAACCGCCATGCGACCGTCTCTTGCAGAGTGGGCATATCCGCCCACCACCGCAGAGGCAGAGCGACGGTCTCTCTTTAATCAATGCGCAAGACGAATCCGCAGTGCAGATTCAGATGCTTTACTTAACAAGAAAGCAAGAGAAGCTATACAACAAGATTTGCCACTTACGCGAATTCCGAAAGGTTTTGCGGATAAGTACGTCCCAGGAATGCTTCCTTTTACGGAAGAAAGCATTAACGTACGCTATGTCGCCGGAAAATGCACGGAAGGAAAATCCAGTCCGGGATTTCCTCTCAATGTGCTTGCACGAGACAATGACAATCTCCTCAAGAATTATGAGGGAATCGTCGTTGCCGCCGTGTTAGAGCGGCTTACTGCACTCAGGGAATTTGATTGTACCCAAAACCTTGAGCCTAAAATTTTGGTACAACTAGGCTTGTGTGATGCTATACGTTTATTCGTAAAGAATGAACCACACAAAGTCGGCAAATTGGAAGCAAATCGACAACGTTTAATTTGGAGTATATCTTTGATAGACAACACCATCGCGAGATTGTGTTGTTCTCTTCAAAATGTGACTGAAATTCTAAATTGGAGCACAATCTCAAGCAAACCCGGAATGGGTTTAAATGATGAGGGATGCTCCCGACTCACAGAGTATGTTAAAGAAATGTTGAGAGAAGGAACTTGTGATAGTTCTGATTTACAAGGTTTCGATTTTTCCGTCAAGGAAAGCGACTTATTAGACGATTTGGAAAGGAGATTAGACTTAAACGGAGGTCGTGGTACTGTATGGGAACGCGTCATGCGATCACACTACTATTGTATGAGCCGGAAAGTTGTAACCCTTTCAGATGGAACCATGTATCAACAACTTGATTATGGAATAATGCCGTCTGGATGGTATAACACCTCTGGAACAAATACTTTTATACGTTGTAAAGACCACGCATACATTGCGGTTAAACAGGAAGTTAAGCCTGTTGTGATGTCTATGGGTGATGATGCATTAGAGAGAACTCTGGAAAATCCAGTGGATGAGTACAGGCTTTTGGGAAAAGTGCTTACAGACAACACTAGGGTTAATTTGGAAGATTTCGAGTTTTGCTCTACTAGATTTGTTAATGGGCTAGGAAGACCAGTGAACGTCGATAAACAATTGATGAACCTGTTGAACTCCAGGCCAATTAACTACATGGAGTGTTGCAAGTATTTTGACCAATTTTCTTACGAAATGCGTCACCATCCACAGTTAGAAGAATTCACTAGTTTAGTGTATGAATCTGGCTGGTGGAAAGACTTATAAAGTTGTCGCGCTCACCTTGAGTTAAACTGGTATCTGCCTGGCGATATAAACCAGGTTATGGCCTTAACAGGTTCTAAAATAGTATTGGGTTATCTTATTAATCGACCAAAACAGTGATTTCTGTGCTAAACAAAATGCCAAGAGATTACACGGATCGACCACACTGTGCTTTAAGATAATGTTTAATCCGAGTACGCCATCTCGTATCCAATACAATGGCAGGAAATAGACGAAAACGAACTAAGAAACAGACTCAAACGGGGTCTAAGGTTAAAGCCCTTGAAAACCGTTTAAACAATCTAACCGTTAACTCGAAGAAAACTAGAAATAGGAAAAAGACACCTTTTGGCGACACAGGACACATTTTGGGAAATACCATTGGTGGTATGTTCGGAAATGCTGGAATTGGAGCTGGAATAGGACGATGGCTTGGAACAGGAATTGGCTCGATCTTTGGATCAGGCGACTATCATATGGTAGGTGCAAGTCCACAGTACAACGTTATTGCGAACGGCAGCCAAATTCCCAAGTTTAGTACAGGTAGACAAACTAATGTCGTTTGTCACCGGGAATATCTTGGTGATTATATTGGCACTGCTGGTTTCAGCAATAATGTCTTCGCCCTAAATCCTGGTCTCTCTAGTACATTTCCTTGGTTATCTTCAGTAGCTGGGAATTATCAAGAATATCGATGGCACGGATTAGTATTTGAATTTCGTTCATTAATAACAGATTTTGTAACTTCAGGTGCTCCAGGTGTTGTAATTATGTCAACTAGTTACAATGCCGATGCACCAGTTTATACTACAAAACAACAAATGGAAAATGCTGAGTATGCGGTATCCACCAAACCCACCACGAATTTACTTCATGGTGTTGAGTGTGATGCTTCACAGACTCCAGATTTGATAAAGTACGTACGTACAGGCGCAGTGGCTACAGGCCAAGATCTGCGATTGTATGATGCTGGAAATTTCCAATTTGCTACTCAAAGCAATCCACTTCAAAATTTGGGTGAATTGTGGGTATCGTATTGCGTAGAGTTCTTTAAACCAATATTACCAGAAACACTGGGAAGTGGTACGTCCTCGTATCACTATGGTAGAACAAACGCCTTACCAGCATCCCCATTTGGTTTGATTGGTACTTCCTTCCAAGGAGGTTCTTTAACGAGTTCAATTACTCCAACTGTTATTTCGTGGTTAGCACAACCTGGACAAGCGTACTTGGTCAATTTATATTGGTCTTGGGGCGGTCCATCTGCTTGGACGCAGCCGACTATTACTATAAGTAGTCCTAATACATATAAATTTTTATGGAATCAGGACACTTTATCGCAAGTTGGTGCTCCAACGCCCGCTGCTTCCACATCTAACACAGCTTGTTTGATGTATGTTATCAATTGTGGGTTGACTGCCCCTGGTAACATAACTCTAACAGCTGGTTTGGCTGGAGTATTTCCTGTTGCAAACTTTGATGTTCATATAACTGATTATGATCCATCTATTGTTAGCGGAGTCAATTAGATTGTTCATGGGTAAGACAAACAATCATTGTTTGAGAAGGGAGTGACGCCCTGGACCCTTTTAGTTATAGAATGATAACTATTCAAATATCACACAGACGCTACCTGTTGCAATAAAGCTTAGCGGATCGCAAAACAGATTAAGTGCGGGGAGAGAAAACTCTACATAACAAACCTTAAG